CGGCTCCGGGGTGACATCAGCCATCGGTCGGCCCGCCCTTCGCCGGGAGCACATGCGTGATCGTGTAGACGGGGCCGATGGTCTCCATCGCTACCGCCTCGGCATCCTCAGCAGAGAGCGCGGCGACGCGCTCGAGCACTCCGCCCTTGGTGCCGGTCTCGTTCGTGAACGCGACCATCCACAAGGTGCGCTCAGGCATCGGTCGGCTCCTCGTCCTCGTCACGAAGCTCGGGCCCCACCGCAGCGGGGCGGGTCTCGACCTTCGGCGGCCAGATCGCAGCCGACACCGCGGCCGCGGCATCCTCCGGGGACATGCCGCTCACGTTGATCGTCACGCGAGGCTTGCGTATGCGTCGGCCCACAACTTCCACCCCTCTTGAATCGCCCACTTACGGGCATGCTCTTTCGCGGCCGCACCCATCGCCTCGCGCAGGTCCGCATCGTTCACCAGGTCACGCAGCCGGGACTCCCACTCGTGATCCCGAGAGACCAGGAACCCGGTCACCCCGTCGATAACGAACGGCTGATAAGGCTCCACATCGGAAGCAATGACAGGAATGCCAAGCGCGGCGTACTCGAGCGCCTTGATCGCGGACTTGGAGCGGTTGAACCGGGAAGGGGTCAGCGGCGCGATGCCGATGTCGAAGTCGATCGTGCGGTAGTAGTCGAAGAGGTCTTTGGACCAGCCCGAGTGGCGCCCGCGCACCTTGTTCGCGATCAGGTAGTTCGCGCCGATCGCGTGGAAATCCACGAGCGGATTGCGGTCAAGGAATCGACGCAGCCGCGGGGCGACCATCTCCCAGTCTTTGAGGTGCGAATCTCCCCCAGCCCAGCCGACCGTCACCCGGTCACGTCGGGGGCGCTCGATGTCGAACATCGCGCCGTCGATGTGATTGGGGATCACGACCACGTTCGGGTTGAACTCGCGCATGACCTCGGCGAGCGGCTCCGTCGAAACGGTCACCAAGTGCGCGACTGACGCGCATTTCTCGAGCTCGCTCAGTTGCTCAGGGGTGAAGTTGCGGATCGCACGGAAATTCGAGCGGTCGATGGTCCACAAGTCATCGTCGGTTTCCCAGACGAGCCGGTGCGAGCGCCAGGCTTTCAGCCAATGCGCCATGAACCCTGGCCCGCCGACGCGCTGCCCGACGATGATTGCGCCCTCTGGCGCCGTTCCCTCGCGGACGTACTTCACATCAAGCCCGTTGGCTTGCATGTGATCGAACGGGAGCCGGATGCGGTAGTAACCGCATGCCGTCCCGTCCTCGTAGGCGTAGACCTGCACGCTGCTCCTTCGGTTGGGGGTGGACGCTCAGCCCACCCCCAACCGGGTGGGGCTAGCTGAGCAGCAGGAACTTGACCGCGTTCGGGTCGAGCGCAACCGCGCCCGCCCGCACGATCGCGCGGAACGCGGTCTGATCGTTCGCGAACGCAGCCTCCGAGGACCGCTCGAACCGCAGACCGCCCGCGATGCGCACGACCAGCGCCGAGAAGTCACCGAAGTAGATGATCTTCTTCGCCGAGTCGGTCGCCGGGGTGCCCACGAAGGACGGCAGGAACGAGTCGATGTAGACCCCCTTGCCGTCGATCGTCGGCGGGTTGCCGACCTGCAGGGACTTCTCCCACACGTAGTCGCCCGCCGTGTTCTTGAGCTTGCGGACCATCGCGGCCACCGTGTCGGACATCAGCCACGAGGCCGTGGTCCGGTACTCAGGCAGCACCGAGTGGAACAGGTCGATAAGAACGTCGCCGCCCTGACCTGCGGTCGCCTGCGCGCCCAGCGTTCCCGACGCGGCACCCGTGGGACCGGTGACGCCCGTGACGGTGAAGCCCGCCACAACCGCCGCCGACGCCTTCGCGCTGATCTTCCGGCCAAGCTCACGGCCGGCTGCGCGCGCCAGGTAGCCCTCGATGTCGAACGTGGCATCCTGCAAGAGCTCGTTCGGCACCAGCGTGAGGTAGCCGTCCTTGGTGACCGACAGGTCCGCCGTGGTGATCGTCGCGTCGCCCGCGGTGATCGGGGCGGACGCGGCCGCCGAGGCGCCCGTCGCGTGGACGGTCACCTTCGGCATGGGCAGGGTGTTGCCGTCCGCGGTGTTGATGATCTGCACGCCGGCCTGGAGGATCTGCGATCCTGCGACCGCGTACTCCCACAGGGTCGAGTAGACGCTCGAGGCGCCGATCCCACCGGTTGCGGACATCGCACGCGCCTCGATGCCACGGCCACGGTTCGCGATCGCGCGCGCTTCCGCGCCACGCTCACGCTCGAGGTCGTAGCCGTCGCCGATGCGAGCCTCGCGCGCCCACTTGCCGAACGCGCCCTCGCCCTCGTCGCGATGCTCCTGCTCCCGGTGGGAGCTGCGGAACGACGCCTCGATGTCGGCGGCACGCTGCTCGCCCTGCCCGATGGCCTGCATACGCGATGCAAGACCCTCGGCCTCCGCGAACATCTGATCGAAGGAGGTCTGCTCCTCGACCGTCAGGTCGCGGGACTCCGCGACTCCACGCTTGGCGATCTCCGTCGCCTGGCTGATCAGGCCCTCGCGACGCTGCGCGAGGGTTTCGATGATGGTGGACATGATGAACCCCTTTCCGGGGACTCGAATGGATGCTTCTGGAGTCCCGGTGGGGTCGCCCGGCCGGATGATGCTGGTACTGCTACCGCCTCGACAGGATGGGGGTCGCCCGGTCCTGTTCTTGGCGGGGGTCTTCTACTTGAGGCTCGCGACCTTCGCGAGCGCGGCCTGCGCGGAGAGCTTCTCCGGTGCCTTCGCATCGGTGCGCTTGAAGAACTTCATGAGGTCGCCGGCGTTGGAGAGCGTGCGGACCTCGGCCACGTCAGCCTCGAACTTGCGAGCCAGCGACTCGAGCGCGCCGTCGATCGAACGCGCGCCGACCGACGTGTCTTCGTAGGCGGGAGTGTTCACCGGGGCCACGTCGTACAGACGCACACCGATGAGCGTGCGCATCGGGAACCCCTGATCGGAGGTCGTCCACTCGTCGCCGTCCTGATGGACGGTGAACGCGAAGGACGACTGACGCACATCCCCGCGCTGCACGAGCTCGAAGATGTCCGCGCGAGCGTTGGGAAGGTCCACGTCATAGACCAGCCCCACCTCGTCGACCGACAGGCGCAGCGTGCCGCCGCCGACCGTGCCGAGGAGCACGTTGTCGTCGTGGTTGTAGCGGGCCATGACTCCCGGCCAGCCGTCCCCGCGCGACTTATTGAACGCCCCGGGGGCGATGCGCTCGACGAACCCGCCGAGATTCTGCGACATACGGTTGAACTTCGCCGCGTAGCCGCCGATAACCTTCTTGTCCGAGCCGGCCCGGATCTCCACCGGCACCGACGTGAAACGACGCTCAGCGTCCATTGGTGTTCTCCTCTATCTCTGGGTCGGCTCGCCGGAAGGGGCGGGCACGTTATGGAAGTCGCCACCGGCGACAGGCTCGAGCTCTTCAAGGGCGCGAGCTTCGTTCACCGACAGGCGACCGTCTGCGATCTGCGCGCCGACGACCTCGGTGCGCGTCTTGATGTCGGCGCGCACTCCCGCGTTCATGTTGAGCTTCATGACGATCCCCTGGGGCAGCATGCGATCGATGGCCTTCTCGAAGCGCACCACGTACGGGCGGGCGTTCGCCGAGCGGTTCAGGGAGCGTGATTCGTCGTTGGAGTAGGTGATCGACCCGGAGGGAGCAGACCCGCCGATCTCGCGCGGGTCGATGCCGTAGATTGCCGCGATCTGATTCGCCGAAAGGTTCAGCGTCTCGATGAACATCGCGTGATTCGGTGGGATCGTGAACGCCGACAGATCCCAGTCGTTGCCCGTCACGAACGGCTTGCCCGTCGCGAACGACGCCGCGGCCTTCGTCTGCGCCGCGGCCGCGACCTCCGACGTGACCGCCTTCGCCTTATTCCTCAGGACCACCGGGGGCAGCCCGCCGCCACGCTTTACGTCGGCGTAATCCTGCGCGGAGATCCCCGCCCGGACCACCGCCGCATAGTGCTCGATCGGCGACAGGCCCACACGCTTACCCGGGGGGACGATCCAGGGCACATGAGCGACCAACGTGTCCGGCACAAGACCGCCGTCAATCCACCAGTACCCCAGGTCACCACCCGACCAGTTGCCCGACCACCGCACCATCTCCGGCAGCCCAGCGGCCGAGAGCTGCGTGACCTTGCCGACCGCGTTACCGCGCGCCGCAAGGGAGTAAATCGCCTGCCCAATCCACGTTCCGAGCCCGTATTCCTCGTCAACGTTGCGGATCAGCGTCGGTGTCTCGACCTTGATCCGCTTGTTGCCGTCGACCCGGTAGAAGTCCGCGGGCAGCGTCGAGATGTAATCCACCAGGTGACGCAGCGTCGCAAATACCGGAGTGAGGTGCGTGGCCGAATCCTCCGAAACCGGCGACGGATCGCCCAGCGCAAACCATTCCGCCACCTCGCGCTTCTCCTGGCGCCCGAACAGGAAGCTCACGAGCGACCCCCTCGAGCACGGACGAACGAGGCCACGAGCAGGATGACGCCGATGACGGCGAACACCAGCGGCGGCCAGATCAGGAACGCGAACACAGCCAGGGAAACGACCCCGAGAATGTCGAGAACATCGGTCAGCTTCACGACAACTCCCTCGAACGGTCAGTAGAACGAATCAGCGACGTCATAGTCCGCCTCAAGATGGTGCGCCCACCATGCCGCCGTGAACGCGCGCAGCGCAGTGATGTCCACGCTCGACTTGGCTTGAGACCACACGAACCCGTTACCCGACGTGCGCCACCCAGCACCGGCCACAGCGACATCCAGCACGTCCGAAGCGGGGTCGACGACGTGGAGAACCTGCCCATTGATCACCGCGGACGACAAACCCACAGCACCGTTACGCATGTCCGTCGTGTTCAGCTTCACGACCTCAATGCCGAGCTCCTCGAGCTGCGGGATAAGTACCCCGTTGCCGTCGCCGTAGGCGTCGATGACGACCGAATCCAGGCCGTTATGCTCCAGAATCCCCAGCACGGCGTCGAGAATGAACCGATCACCCCACGCCCTTCCGGTGCCGGTCTCATAGGCGGCGAGCGAACCGACAGGAACCTGAACACCCTTGCGCATCGTGTCGCCGACAACCGCGACCGCGAACGACTGCTCGAGGCCCGTGCGGACATCCACGGCCAGTTTCATGCCCGTCACGGTGATATTCATGCCGCAACCGAGATCAGCCCACGCCTTCGGGGGGATCTTCGCGTTCGGGGCTACCTCGTCATCCCAGATGCCGAGACCCTCACGACAGAACGCCTCATCATCGTTGAGCTGCTCACGCAGCCGAAGCATCGACTCCTCCGGCGTCCTCGCGGGATACGACGGATTGCCCTTGGCCCACTGCGCACGATCCTCAAGATCAGCGCCCGGGTCAGCACCGAGCTCGATGTAGAGGGCATTGCCCGCCGCGGCGCAGTGCGGGAACTTGAGCATCTTCTTACGCCGAGCCTTGAAGACCTCGGAGTCGAGCCTCTTCGGATCGGGCGGAGTGCCCATGTACAGGATCAGCGGATTCTTCACCGTGTTCGCGGCCGGCACCATGTCGTTCAGTGCGCCCTGCTTGAGGATCTGCGCCTCATCGAACACGACGACCGAGACCCCAGGGATGCCACGACCGAAGCCCTGCTCCCTGGCACCGAACAGGATGCGGGAACCGTTCTTGAAATGGATCGACTGCTTGCCATTGCCCGACATGACGCCGTTTCCGGTGGATGTCGGCTTGCCGATGAATGGCGCGATCTGCGGGCGGCGAGCCATCCCCGCCAGCGCCTCGAACGTCTCATCGCTGGTACGGGTGTGATGCGCGGTCCACAGCACCGTCATCCCCGGATTCAGCGCACAGAGTGCGAAAATCACCGTCCCGAACGTGAACGTCTTACCCACCTGGCGGCAAGTCGATAGGAATACACCACCGACGCCCGCGGCATAGAGCCCATTCGCGCGCTTGGCAAGAATCGCTCGAGCAAGACCCTGCTGCCAGTCGTCGTGAACGACGCCCATCTTCAAGCACTGTGCCTTCACGGCGGGGTAGCCAGTCGACACGATGCCCGCGGGTAGCACCAAGTGACGCGCTACGTCAGATAGCTTCCTCATCCCAGGCTTCGTCCGGCGCGTCGGCGGCATCTGCAGCCTCCTCACGAGCACGAGCCTGCAACGCCTCGATGTCCTTCGCGATCTCCCGAAGCCGCCGCGTCAACGCCGCAAGGTCACGGGCCGGACAATTCGGGTCCGCCACAGCGGTCGCCACCCGATCACGCATCGCCATGAGCAATTCGAGCTCAGTGCCCTCTTTCGCGGCAGCCGCAACCGTCATCGACCGAGGCGCTGTGGACTTCTCGCCATCCTCGACCGCACGGAGCTTGCGAGCAGTCATCGCGACCTCCGTTTGGGAAAAACGTGGGGGAGAGAGATTGGCGGAAGAGTGCGGCGTCTTCCGTGCCTCACGCTAAAAACGGGCGTAAGGCTGGCGCGTGTGGCTTGTGAGTGCCGTTCTACGCTGGGGGTTGTTCCCCTGGCTCTTCGGGCACTGGTTCGGGTGTCGGCTCGGGCTCGGGGCGAGCGTCGATCACTGTCGTCACTGCGGCGGTCAGCTTCGCGTCGCTGACGCACGCGACTCGTACACGCTGGGCGTTGACACAGCGTGGGCAGCGGCACCCATCGTCGTAGGCGGGGATGGTGCCGTGATCGGTCACTGTGGCCCCCACATCGGATTGCGGTACGAGGTCGGCTGCTGCGGTAGGGCTTGGCCTCTACGCTGTGCGGCCTTCTTGGCGTTCGTGCGTCTGGCGCCGTCGCCGTAGTTGCATGCCGGGCACTCGGGCGCGTGGTTCATCGGGTCCAGTGGGTCTCCCCCGTCTTCGAGGGCGATCAGGTGACCGAGGGTGATCGACTGCGGGTGCCCCTTGGGGGCGTCGGCGTAGAGGATGCGTGCGCACTTCGGGCCTTGACGCCAGCACTCCTGCACTGGGGCGCGATCCTTGAGGGCTTGTAGCGCTCGCATGTATGGGCGTCCGGCGCGAGGGTTGATCGGCATGAAGTCACCTCGCCGAGTTACCCCGACCTGCACTCAACGGCGTCACCGCTCGTGGCGGCTACAGGGTGCCCGTGGTGAGGTCGGGAAGAATGACGAAAGCCCCCGCGCTGCGAGGGCCGTCAGGGTGAACTACACCCATCCTCAAGAACTATAACGCGGAATTTGCGGACTTTGCGGCATTCCGTGGGCGCCCGCGTCGGCGTGTCTCCTCCACCACCAACACCAACACCCCATCCACGAGGATCTCGCCCGCCTCCCCCTGGAACTCCTCCAAGAGCCCTTGAGCGATCCAGTCGTAGATTGTGCGTGGCTTCCTGTGCGCGATCAGCGCCGCCTCCGCGACCGTCACCCGCCGTGTCATCATGACCGTTCCCGGATCGCAGCGATCAGCTCCGGCTTACGCAACTGCTTCACCCTGGCGATGCCGAGCTCGAGCGCGATGATCTGCAGCTGCTTCACCTTGTGCACCGTCAATGGGTCCAAATCGCGGTGCTCCGGGCGCCGCTTCGGATCGAACACCTGCACCTCCGATGCCTTGCTTGTACGCTCCCACTCCGGGACAGGCGCCAACCTGTGGCATGTGCACACCCTGTCGGTGCAGCCCTCATCGGTGCGGCAACGACGGCAGCACTGCGCCTCAATCAGTGCGATCCGCTCGAACGAACTGTGATCCATGACCTTCCCGCACTCACCATTCAGGCACCGCACCGTCGCCTCAGCCCCCACCGCCTGCGCAGGGTCGTACACCAGTGTTCGGCGTGCACACGCAGGGCACCGCGTCGTCGGAATCTTCTTCGCCCCCTCCTTCCTCGGGAACGCACGCACAGCAGCCTCCACCGCCCGCGTGAACCGCACCGCATCCTCAGCGCCCGTCTCAGTCGTCACCCACAGGCGAGCCACCACTCGTGAGCGTTGCAACCGCAGGATCGCGTCGATCGTCAACTGCAACGCCGACAGCGGAACAGTGGATGCGGCCGTGCGGGCGCCGGCAGGATCGGGTTGCACCGCACGAACCTCGTTCGCGAACGTCGGGAAGAACTCGAAGTCCCACACCGAGATCGCATGCTCGAGTCGCGACCAGCACGACGGGCACACGAACCCGTTGACCGCTTCCTTCGCCACGCACCCCTCACAGGTGCCGCGGGGGCAGTCCGCGAAGTGAATGTCTCGGCGCACGCATGCGGCTACACCTTCGATGTAGTGCGTGATGCAGAGGATCTCGACGCTCACCCTCCGCCCCCAGCCGTGCACGCCTGACACCCAGCCCACATACCCGTATCAGGGGCGTGAGAATGGGCCAGGGCGCCGGACCTGCGCAACTCGGCAGCACGCTCCCGGAACCAAGCCCGCGTGAAACCCGACATGTCCGGGCAGTCGGCAACCGCTTGTTCGAGGGCTTCGACTTGTACCTCCCACACAGGACGTTGAGAGGCGAGAGCGGCTGCCAAATCGTCCATGTGGTGCTTGTCGAATTCGAGGGTGCGGTGCGCGTTGTACAGGGCGCCGGTCAAGCCAACAATCAGCGCAAGCCGGGTGTCATCAGCCTGCCCAGCACGGATGCGCTCAGCCTGATTCGGGGTTGCCGATTCGGCAGCACGATCGACTTCCTTCCGCGCTTCGGCAATCAGGGTTTCGCGTTCTTCATCAGAACAATGCGGATGATCTGCAAATGCCCCGACGATCTCCTGTTTGGCCTCCTGGCCCAACGCGAACAACACTGGACCCAACGCGATCGCCTCCGCGCCGGGCGACAGTTTCCCGGTCGCTTGAAGTTCATCGCGGACGATCGCGGCAATGCCTTCCACCGGGTTACCCACGAGCGACCTCGCTCGCTGCGACCACGGCGACTGCATCGAATAGGTCAGTGACGGAGATCACTGCACCGATGCGTTGACCGGTCTTCGTGTCGGTGACCTGCACGAGGGCGTTCCCGTTCGGCAGGCTCGAGAACCCAACATCGCGGGTTCGACTCAGACGAGTTGCGCCCTTGACCTTCTTGACAGCAGTTGGTGGCTTACTGACCCTGGGGGTGTTGTCAAAGCTGTGGGCGCTCATGATCCGTTCCCTCCCTCGTCGGGTACTGGCAGGGCAGGGGTGGCGGGGCCTCCGACCCGCACCCCAGCAAGGAAGTTCACGGCATCGCGCCACTGGAATCCGCCAGCGTTCGGGAATCTGGCGACCTTGGCTTTCCATTCGTTCAGCGCGTCGCGTTCAGTTTGCGTGTGGGGCATGGCGTCGAGTTCTGCATAGTCCGGTGGGGTGACCGGTACGGGAGGACGAGAGGCGAGAGCGGCAGCCACCAGAGCGGTCAACGCCTCGCGCGCTCGCGAACCCAGCGCGACGACCCCAGGGTGCAAGAACCCGGTTCGCATCTCGCTCTGGATGAACTCAGCGGCGGCGATCAGTTCTTCGTTCTCGGTGTCAGGCATCAGTGCCCTCCTTCGTGTTCGGCTCCACAACACCCAGAGCGGCACGCATGACATCTACGGGATGCACCCACTCGGCCTCTACCGGGGGTGCCTCACGGATGACACCGAGCAGGAGGTCTGCCAGATCGTCAGCTTCCTCGGATCGGAGGTAAATCGTTCGGTTCCCCCACGCGAGCGTGTGACCCATCAGTTCGGCAATCAGTTCGTCTCGGTCGGCTTCACGTTTCACCGCCAAGGCAGCGGTTGCCGAATCCAGAGCGTCCGCCAACTGGCCGTAGACGGTTGTCGTTTGCCCAGTTCTCTGCCGTGTGTTCGCGTCGTATTTGCGCGCTTCGGCAATCAGTGCTGCGGCTTCTGCTTGGGGGCTGTGAGAGGTCACGGGGTACCACCTTCCTGGGGTGCCGGACCAGCGAATGGGTCGGACACATATGACACTCGGTAGGAGGGCGGCACAGCTATCGTTCGGGAACTTGGACGCACCTCGAACGGGATGCCTCGCTGCGCTCGAATGTCTGTCAGCCGGACCACCACGGTGTCCCAGTCGTAGGCTTCTGCAAGCTTCACAACGGGCATGAATGCCAGCAGCCCTGACTGCAACTCACCGGAGAACATGTGCTCTCCGTCAAGGCTTACCGTGACCCTCATTTCGTTCCTTCCGGGGTAGCGGGGGAAGAGGCTGGATCGAGGTGCACGAGCGTCGCCATGCACTTCAAGCACGACAGCACCATGTAGCCGGACAGCCAGTACTCCCGGTGCTTCCCAGAACACGGCCGGATGACCCGCTCATCGCTGGACGGCATCTGACGGAAGATGATCGGATCACCCACCTTCGGCTTCGGCAACCGCGTCGCGCTCACGAGATCCGCCGATCCGAATACGCCACGAACACCACCAGGCCCACGATCCACACCGGGGCTGTGACCACCAAAGCGACCACGACGAGGACTTGGAGCGGCACCCACCACCACGGATCACGCGGCGGGGTCAACGCGAGCTCAGGCGCCAAACCGAACCGACGCACCTCCGCATACTCGGACGGCGACAACGGGGTATCCCGGTCATACGTTGCGGTCATGGTCTGCTCCCTCGTTCCTGACGCTCGAGCGACTCAGCCGCGATCTGCAACTGCCGAGCCGTGAAGTGGTACTTGCGGTGCTTACGCTTGCGGATCGTTTGGCCGGCGACCGGCCGCGCGAACGGACGGAGACGCTCGGTCTCCTCGTCGTACAGGTGCGCGATCAGATGCGCCGTGGGCCACACGATCGCCTCAGAGCGCGGCCGGACCGTCGCGAGGAAGTCAGCGAATGCACGGTCGGATGACAAGACGGTCACGAGTTCTCCGATCCTTGGGTGCCGCCCCACGCGGCTACTGCTTCTGCATGCGTGATCTCCCCACGCATGAACTGACCGTGGATTTTCACCGCACCTCCACACATCCCGCAGGAGATCAAGCCGGTGTTGTGCGGGTGGAGACGGCAACCCTGCGGTGGAGGCATGTCCGGGTCGAGCATCCAAGCGGGGGTCTCCCCGTCTCCCCCCCTTCCCTCTGCCGCAGTCGCCCCCGACTCGGCCCGGAGACCGCCCCAGGTAGCACTCTGGGCCGCCTCCGGGCCAGGCTCGGGCGCCGGGAACCGTGACCCGTCCCTGCCATCCATCGAGACGAACTCCGCCAACACAGCCGGGTTGATCTGCAACAACACCCGCCGAC